CAATGGCAATATGAATGCTGATGACACCTACATCATTCCTAAAACTGCAAGTACCCTCACAGGAGGCGGGCATTCTGGAGGCTTGCACTCTGATATGACGGTAGTACAAGTTGGTACATATCGCACTCACAACGACGGAAAGGGATTTCGTGAAGTGAAAAGCAATATTGCCCCTACCATTCCTGCTCGTGCTCGCCAAGATGGAAGCGGTATGCCCATAATACGCCAACTCCCACGAGGCAAAAATAAAGGCGCAGACCTTACAACTTGTCCTACTATATCGAGCAATGCCTTTCAGGAAAATAACCTACTCGGAGGAGTTCGGAGGCTGACTGAAATAGAATGCGAACGCTTGCAAGGTTTTCCTGATAATTGGACACAATACGGCAACTACAACGGCGATATAAAGCCCATAGCCCGCACCCAACGCTACAAACTCATAGGCAATGCCGTAACCGTGGATATAGTAGAATTAATAGCAAAACGATTAAAATTTACAACCCTATGAAGAAACAATCATTAAAAGAACAAGAAGTAATTGAGTTATACGAGTACGCAGCACGAAACCTCATCAAGGAGTTTTGCCGCAAGCATGACCTACAATTTGAATTTGACAATTACGATGTAGGTATGGGCATTATATGCTTATCGGATTACTTCTTCAATATTGAAGATATATACTTCGATATGAAGCACAATCTGCCCAAAGACAAAATACTGCAATGGTATGACTACCGACTAATGCACGACTCGAATATCAATTACAGCTCCTACTGTAAGGGGCTTAGAGAAGAATTAAAAAAGAAAGACAAATGAGCACTTTACATTTAACACTAAAAAAGCAATGGTTTGATATGATACTATCGGGCGTAAAGACAGAAGAGTACCGCGACATCAAGCCGTATTACAACCTTCGCCTTATCGGAAAAGAGTACGATACTGTCGTCTTTCGCAATGGCTATGCTCGTGATGCCCCAAGTCTCACCATAGAATTAAAATCTATACGCTTTGGCACAGGCAAACCTGAATGGGGTGCAGAAGCCAATAAAAAGTACTTCGTGCTATACTTAGGCAAAATTATTAACACTAAAAATATTGACAAATGAGAACAATCCAAGAACTCGTGCCCCTTATCCAAGAATGGGCAAAAGAAAGAAAAATCTATGAGCAACTAACACCTTTTGATGAACTCCTCAAAACCCACGAGGAAGTCGGCGAACTTATCAAAGCCTGTTATGATAACGACAAACCAGCTATTCAGGACGCCATAGGCGATGTAATGGTAACCCTTATTAATTACTGTTATTTCAGAGATGAAAATGTAGAAGCCATTATCAAAAAAGCCTTATCCGAGCCTTTTAGGGCTGATACACATCATGTTCTATCAGCTATTTACGCCAATAAATCAATAATAAACCTATTCTTTGACGAGGCTCTTAATAAGTATTCTACTGTTAAACCATCTCCTTTTTTGAGTGGTTTTAATATACTTAAGCATCTGAATAGTATAGCTCATTCGGCAAACACCACCCTTGAGGAGTGTCTCAATATCGCCTACAACGAAATCAAAAACAGAACAGGAAGAATTATAAACCGTAAATTTGTGAAAGATGAATAAATTGAATTACCCCACTTGGCTTGTCCCTTTTGATATAGCCTTTATGTTAGAACGAATAGGCTTTGATGAAAAATGTCTATTTATATATTGCAAAAGCGATGAAATAAAATTCAAAATGGATTTAGATAAGGTGTTTGAGGATACATCTGAATATTATTTTGAGGACTTAGAACCTTATGAGGAAGCCCCTTTGTTATGCATTCTATGCCCCACTTGGGAACAAGTATTTCAGTGGTTCAGGAGCAAAGGTTATCACGGCGTTATAGCCGTAGGTGATGAAAGCGGAGAACTAAATGAATATTCCTATTGCATTAACTACCTCAATGAGTTACGATGCGACTTTGAGCAGGACAGCCACCTCACCTACGAAGATGCCCGTGAGTACCTCGTAAAAGCCCTTATACGAACTTATAAACAAGAGCAATTAAAATGAAAATCTACATATCAGGAAAAATTAGCGGTACAGACCTCACCGAAACCCGCAAACGCTTTGCAGCCGTAGCAAAAGCAACGAAAAGATTAGGATACGAGCCCGTAAACCCCTTAGAAAACGGACTATCAGAGCACGACACTTGGAAAGCACATATGCTTAAAGATATTGCCGACCTACTACAATGCAAGGCTATCTATATGCTACAAGGGTGGGAAGAAAGCAAGGGCGCACGTATAGAGCACTATATCGCTACCAAGAAAAGAATACCTATAATGTACGAGGTAGAGCAGCCTATGATGAGCGAAAATGAGTAATCACAAAAGCAAACATCAAGACGGGTATAAAGCCCGTCTTTTTTATGGTAATATTTACAGTAAAACCTACTGCAATGTAACGTTGCAAAATGATGATAAACAAATAATTATATAAAAAAAGTGTAGGAATACTTCAAAGTTTTTTGTACCTTTGCACCCGAAAACGTAATGTAATAAATCAAAGTGAATTAAAACTTATTAGATAATGAATACCCTAATGCTTACATCACAAGGAATTACACCCAAAAAGACTATTACAAGCCTTGAACTTGTAGAGCAAATCAATCTATTCAGAAAAGAAGAAGGTAAGGATGTAGAATTACAACATAAGACTATGTTGGCTATTATTCGAGATGAATTTGAAGAGGAAATAGGTCAGCAAAAAATTTTGCCGACCTCTTATAAAGACCAATGGAACAGAGAACAACCTATGTTTGAACTCACTATTACACAAGGAAAGCAAGTGCTACTTCGTGAAAGTAAGTTCGTACGTAGGCACGTAGTAGCGTGGTTGGAAAGCCTTGAACAAACAATCAAGCCAATGACAGCAGGCGAAATATTAATGGCGCAAGCACAAGGAATGATAGCCTTAGAAAAAGCACAACAAGCACAAGCCAAACAAATAGCCTTGCAAAATGAGCGTCTCACCAAGATAGAAGCAAAAATCACTACCAAAAACGAGGACTATTTTACCATATCAGGATACAGCAATATCATAGGCAAAAGAGTACCCTTGCAGTTAGCCATATCATTAGGAAGAAAAGCCGCAAAAATATGTGTACAACGCTCTATCCCTATGGGCAATGAATACGATGCCAAATACGGCTTCGTTAAGAGTTATCCTACTGAAATATTAAGAGAAGTATTTGAAACAAAATAGACTACTATGAAACACCAAGAAAGCACCCTACAAACCACTTGCGTACGCTGGTTTAGATACCAATACCCGCAGCTCATTATATACGCCGTCCCTAACGGAGGCAGTCGCAACGTGCGTGAAGCACAACGCCTCAAGTCAGAAGGCGTACTGGCAGGAGTAGCCGACTTGGTAGTACTCCTTCCACAAGGCAAAAGCCTCTATATCGAAATGAAAGTAAAAGGCAATCGCCAAACGCAAAACCAAAAAGACTTTCAGAATAAAGCCATCGCACTGGGGCATACCTACGCCGTATGCTACACCTTCGAGGAGTTTCAGAGAGTAATAGAAAAATCCACTGCCAAACCCGCAAGAAACATCACCTTAGAACACATAAGGCAATCCGTAGAAATCTCCACAGGCGAGCCACTAAAATCAAGCCCCCAATACCTTAAAGTCTTTTGTGGAATAGCTAAAAAACACTACAATGCCACCAATAAAGAAATAGCCAAATACCTACAAAAGTCATTATCCAGCATCTCCTATTACGTAAAACAAAACAGCCAGCTTACCGATAGCAAAGGGTACAAGCTCTTGTTTAAAGATATAGAAAGCTCCTTCTTAGAACGTTGCAAATAAGTCTCTTTCTTTTTCATTCTTATTGTTTATTTAGTGTTAGCTGCCGTCCTATAAACTATGTAGGACGGCAGTTTTTTTTGTGCAGAAAATTTTCCTCACATTATTCTTTGCCCTATTTGTTTATAGGGTGCAGTTTTTTATAGTGCAGAAAATTTTCCTCACAATTATTCTTCACCCCCTTTTGGCTGCTCCTGCTCAAAACGTTCTTTCAGCTGCATACTATCAGCCTCCTTGCGTACGAGGTACTCAATAAGGTTCGCTTGCGACATTCCTTTTTTATCAGCTAATTCTTTCATTAAGGTCATAAATGCTTCTGAGGCTCTAATCTGAAAAACTTTGTCTTTTATACGTGCCATTATATTCCGTTTATAATTATGGTGCAAATATAAAAAGTAATACCATATAAAATAACCAATGTAATTACATTTAACAAAACTTTAACATTAAAAACTTGCATACAATTACAAATGTAATTACCTTTGCACCGTCAAAATGATAGAACAAGTAATAACATTAAATACATTAATAGTATGAAAGCATTAAACAAACAACAAGAGCCTCAAATATTTTTTGAATGGTGTTATAACAATTACGAAGTACGCACTAAGTTAGAACTCAAAGGGCGTGGTATAAAAAAATCAGAATATACTAAAGGCGTTTATTTTGTAACCCCTAAAGCACTTGAAAAACTTGAAGCAAAATACACTTGCGCACGTTATGATGTACATTCATTAAACAACTAATAAAAACAGACCTAAGCAAGTCTTTAAACTGCTTTTAAACTCAATTTAATAACATTTTAAATCAAATTACTATGTACACTTATATACCGACAACTGAAAAGGCTAAAACTATCAGACAAGAATTAAAACAATTAGGCTACAACAATAAAAAGGTATCTGTAAGGTGCGATGGTGGTAGCATTAACGTAACACTTAAATTTGTACCTAATACAGAACAAGTGAAAGAGGTGAAAAAAGTTGCTGAAAAGTTTGAAAAAATACACTATGATGAAGCAACTGGTGAAATACTAAGCGGCGGTAATACTTTTGTATTTGTAGAATACCCTCGAAACGAAGAAGAACTAAAAAGACAATCACGCTACCTTTACTAATCACAACGCCCTGAGCAAGGCGCAAAAAGGCTCAAAATCTTAGTAATAACCTTTAAAATAAATATAAATATAAATATGTTGTCATCAGAACAAATAATCGCCTATCAATCAGAGATTGAAAAATTAACCTTATCAGACAAACAATGGCAAAAAATCAGTCAAACAAGCAAAGCTCTTGACTATGGTTTAACATTTACCGAATTAATGAGATATATGTTAGAACACGAAAAAGCAATCATAAAAAACAATTTTCAAAAAGCACTATTTATTGAATGCCTTTTTGAAAATATTAACTACCACAGAGAGCTTGATTGCTTAAGAAAATGCGATTACGAAGGCGTTGCTAAAACATATCTCAATAACTAACATTTTCACCCGCCCTTGAACCTTTCAGAGGTTACCCAGTTCGCTGCTGGCAAGGGTTCAAATTTTAACCTTTAAACACACTATCAAAATGAAAAATACCGACAAAAAGAACGTTTTTACCCTCGCTTGGCAGTTTGCACGCCAAACAGGGTTATCATTCAGCGAATGCCTCAAAAAAGCGTGGGCAAATATCAAACTCAAAAGCAAAATGAAAACCTCCATTGTAGAGTTTCACTACAAAAAGATAAATGGTGAAATCAGGCAAGCGTTTGGTACATTGGCAAACACACCTCCTACTACAAGCAACCGCAAACCCAATGAGAACCTTTTTACCTATTTTGATACCGTCAAATGTGAATGGCGTTCATTCTACAAGTTTAACCTGCTACCTATGTAAAAAAAATCAAAAAAAAGTACCCAAATTATTTGTATATTCAAAAATTTGTTGTACCTTTGCATTGTTCAAAAATCGATTAGGTGTTTGTACCTATATTTAATTAGTAAATATTTAATATTTATAACTCACGGCGTGAAGGTGTCGCTATATAGTAATATATGGCAAAATTCGTAAAAATCGATTTTTGAACAGCACCTACCCACGCCGTTATTTTTTTAATTATGTTCAAAAATCGTATTGAAGCGCAAGGCGTGAATAACAGTAGCACAGCGCAAAGTCAAAGTTTTGCGACCTTATTAAGGTCAATTAAACCTGCTGACAACTTGTTAGATTACAAGTTAAAGCACCTGATAGAAGTATTGAGAGACAACCTCGAAATACTACACGATGGCATAAATGAAGAAGAGCCCCGTAACTACTTACTAAACCAAAGCAACAAAACAATCGCACTTTTTGAAATGTTAGTAGATTTGTTGCCTAACGACAACGAATACTTTCAGAGCGTTACCTTAGTTTGCGATGAATTATTAACTAAAAAAAGTGCGTAACTATGAAAGAGTTAATAAAAATCACCGAACAAAATGGCAATCAAGCTGTATCAGCAAGGGAATTGCACAAATTCTTAGAAATTACTGAAAGGTTCAGTAATTGGTTTGAAAGAATGTTACAGTATGGTTTTACTGAAAATATTGATTATCAAGGGTGTGAATTTTTTAACACCCTTGCAAATCAAGTACTTATAGACTACGCCCTTACATTGGATTGCGCCAAAGAGATTGCAATGTTGCAACGTTCAGAAAGGGGCAAAATGGCACGCCAGTATTTTATTGAGTGCGAAAAGCAGTTAAGAAGCGGTAAGTATGCTCTCCCCACCACCTACAAAGAGGCTTTGCAGTCGTTACTTATTGAGGTAGAGAATAACGAACGCCTACAAGCGCAAAACGACTTACAGCGTATCGAGTTGCAAAAGCAAGCCCCAAAAGTAGCGTACTACAATGAGGTGCTAACATCTCAAAGCACCTATAACGCTAACCAAATAGCAAAAGAACTTGGTATGAGTGCCGAGTCTATGAATAAACTTTTGCACAAGTTAGAAGTACAGTACAAGCAAGGCGGTCAATGGTTGTTATATCGCCCTCATCAAAACAAAGGGTACACCAAAACAATCACCCACACGTATACTAATAGTCAAGGGCAAACCTGCTCAAGAATGTCTACTGTGTGGACTGAAAAGGGTCGTGAGTTTATACACTCAATAATTAAATAAGAAAAAAGAGGTTGCTTATAACTTCTTAAGTAGCCTTTTTTATTGAAAAAATCACTATATTTGCACCATGCAAAAAATGTCAAAAAATTGTCAAACTATCAGCAAGCAATATAGCAACAATCGCCGTACCTTTGCCTTGAATGTAAAACCATTCAGCAAGTACATTGATTTATTGCTATATTTGCAACCTGAAAAAACAGTTTTACCAATGAATATACTATCATTACAAATCACAGGGGGTAACTTTGAAGCTATCTTAAAGGGCGTGCAAAAGATTGAAACACGAAAAATTTTGCCCAATACAATAAAAAAATACTTCACCCACCCCAACACAAAAGAAATGCAGGTGATAAAATACGATGCCTTACGATTAATAAACGGGCGTACCCACCCTATACCTGAACTAACCGTGCAAGTACTCAAAGAAGAAGTTGTATTTGAAACTGATGAAAAAGGCAACGAAATTACCTATATTGACGACCAAACAGGTGAAGAATGCGTATTATGCTTTATAGCATACCATTTAGGCGAAATCATAGACCAAAAAAACACTGAAAAATTCTTTGATGAAAATCGCCCCCCCTTAACCGATAACTTTGTAAAAGAGGAAGAACTTATATAACACAAACAACAAAAACTTATAGAGGCTGCAAGTAACCACACTTGCAGCCTCTTTTTATTAATATTAATAACTTAAAATCAGCTAATTATGTTCAAAAGATTTGCAGACCGTATTAAAAACACTTACAACAATGTAAGAACAAGAGTAAGTAATCTATTCAGAAAGAAGAAACCAGCAAGCAAAGATGTAGCAACCGCTAAGGGAAGTAACGGATAACATTATGTCTAAATTCGCACAAACACAAGCAATAATACAGTCTATCCGTACCCAAACGGATACGGCTGTATTATTCTATTCAGCAGGAGGCAAAGACAGCATCGCACTGCTCGATATGCTCGCACCTCGCTTTAAGAAGGTAATATGCTATTTTATGTACCTCGTCAAAGACTTAGAGCATATACAGATATACATAGACTGGGCAATCAAAAAATACCCCAACGTAGAAGTACGCCAAATTCCACACCTAATGTTAGATGTTATCAGGAAAAACGGCTTTTTCTGTGATGAACAACCTGATACCAAAGTACGCAAAATAGGTGAGATTGAACAATCTGTAATGCAAGAATGTAATGCCCAATATGCCTTTTCAGGAATGAAAGGCGTAGATGGCTTTATGAAACGTATGCGCCTTAAAATGTGGGCTCCTACATTCACTTCTCCCAAAGGTATGGTATACCCATTAGCACTATGGACAAACAAAGAAGTCTTGCAGTACATCGCCAATCGTAATCTTATAAAGCCAATGGTATATGTAGCCAAGTCCGTAAGTCAAGGAGTAGGATTAGATTATGAAACATTATCTTTTTTACAAAAGTACTACCCTAATGACCTAAAAAAGATACTCCAAGAGTTTCCTTATGCCGAAGTAGCCCTACATCAAGAACCTCAAAAAACACAAACCAATGAAAGAGTTTAAACAGTCCGAAACACAAACCATACAACGCTCACAAATACACTTTGCTCCTTACAATCCAAAGAAGCATACAGACGAGCAAGTAAAAGCAATCCTAAAAGACCTTAAAAAGAATGGTTTCTATGGTGGCATTGTTTGGAATAAAGTAACAGGCAACCTTATTGACGGGCACAAACGAGTAATGGCACACGACCTATATCACAAGTATAATGGCACTCCTGAAACCGACTACCCTATCAAAGTAGAAGTAGCCGAGTTTGACCTTAAAACCGAAAAAGCACGCAATATATGGCACACCAAAAGCCAAACACCCTTAGACGATGACCTTATGCGCGCCTTAGTCCCTTCCCTTGATAACTACCAAGAAGCAGGACTAACCGATTTCGATGTGTCTATGTATAGCACCAGTATAGATGATTATTCGTCTTATTCCTTTGATGATACCTACACCCCTCAACAATGGTCAAAAAACACAGAAGACGATGAAGCACTACAAGCCATTGACGAGGCTACCAAAGAAAGTGAAGAAAACCACAATATAGACCGCTCTGTAAATTTCTATGACGACACCCCTGAAAATCAAATCGCACGACACAACGAAATACAGAAAGTAAAAGACCGTATCAGCAACACCAATAATTCAGACAAAGACGGAGGTATGCTATCTTATGTAGTAGTCAAGTTTCAAAACCCAAAGCATAAAGAAGCCTTTATGATACGTATGGGGTACGACCCTTACGAAAAGATGATAGAAGGAGAAGAATTTTCAAATAGTATAGAACGCATAGACTAACAACTTTCAATAAAAATCAATATGAAACCACGTAAGAAGATAGATAACGAAAAATACACCGATGAGGAACTAAAAAAAGCCCTTATCAAAGCCAACGGGCAGCCTACTAAGGCAGCCGAAATGTTAGGAGTAGATTATTCAGGAGTATATCGCCGTATTCGTAAAAATCCAGAGTTGGAAATGGTACAAAAAGCCTACCGAGCACGTACCTTTAACGATGTGTCCAACTTGGTATCTGTTATTGCCATTATGGGCGTTATCCGTGAGCCTCTTACTGATGAAGACGGTACAGTAATACCTAATCAATTCCGTGAAGTCCCCGTTGATTATCGTACCCGTATGACAGCAATGCAAACTGTACTATCCACTTTCAAAACCGATGACGGCATCCGTGACGAAGTCGCCGTACAAGGTTCTATCGACATCGCCCAATGGCTCAAAAGCAATAGTAAAAGTAATGATTAAAACGCAACCCGTATATAATCCCCTATATCTGAATAAAGATAAGTTCATCACTATCCTTTCAGGAGGTCGAGGCAGCGGCAAGTGCCTAAAAAAAGGTACAAAAGTGATTATGCACGACCTAACCCTTAAACCTATTGAAAAAATACAAATAGGTGAAAAAGTAATGGGTGATGATTTTACTCCCCGAATAGTAACCAATACTAATTCAGGGGTAGGAAAGCTATTTAAAGTAAAACAGACAAGCGGAATAGATTATGTTGTTAATCAAGACCATATTCTAACCTTAAAGAAGTCCGAGTCTTGTAAGAACGAATTAAAGAATGGCAAACCTAAACCACGATACACATCTTACGATGATATAATAGATATTCCTATAACAGATTTCATCAGTAAAAGTAAAAGATTTAGAGAGAATTTCAGGGGGTTCAAAGTAGATAGCATTCCTTTCAATTCTCAAACCATAGAAATACCCCCATACTTATTAGGCGTATGGTTAGGAGACGGCACTTCTATCTATCCACAGATAACAACCCCTGAACCTGAAATTCTTGAATATATATCAGAATATGCAAAAAACGAGGGTATGGTTATATCAATAAATGGGGATAGAGGCAAAGCAAAAACATATAGAATAAGGAAACAAGGAGGTATAACCAACTCTTTAATGAATAAATTAAGAGATTACAACCTAATTAACAACAAGCATATTCCTCAGCAATACATATCCAACACTGAAAGTTGTAGATTACAATTGTTAGCAGGAATAATTGATACTGATGGATATTACAACAAGGGAAACTATTACATAACACAAAAAAATGAAACATTAGCAAGGCAAATTAAATTCACTGCTGATACGCTCGGTTTTAGAACATCAATAAAAGAAAAGAGAGCGTTTTGTAATGGTAAAGATTGTGGAATTGTTTATAATATAACAATTGGAGGTGATATATGGAAAATTCCTTGTATAGTTGAACGTAAAAGAGTATCTAAAACAGACCTATCAAAAAACAAAGATTGGCACTTATCTTATATCACGATTGAAGAAGAGTCAGAAACAGGTGAATGGTTTGGAATTGCTGTAGATGGAAATCATCGTTTTCTGTTAGAAGATGGTACTGTTACTCACAACTCCTACAACGCCTCCACCTTCCTCGAACGCTTATCTTTTGAGGGCGGGCATAAAATCCTTTTCAGCCGTTATACTATGGTATCAGCCCATAGTTCTATCATTCCAGAGTTTGAGGAAAAGATAGAAGCAGAGGGTACACAAGCGTATTTTAATATTACTAAAACAGCTATCAAAAATACCTTTTCAGGCTCTGAAATCCTTTTCAAAGGTATCAAAACCTCATCAGGAAACCAAACCGCCAACCTCAAATCATTGCACGGTATTACCACTTTCGTAGGCGATGAAATGGAAGAATGGCTATCAGAAGAAGACTATGAGAAACTAATACTATCAATCCGTCAAAAAGGCAAACAATTGCGGGTTATCCTTATTCTAAACCCCTCCAACGCTGAGCATTTCATTTATAAGAAGTACATTGAAAAAACACATAAGGTAGTAAAGATTGACGGCGTTGAGGTGCAAATATCCACCCACCCCGATGTATTGCATATTCATACTACCTACTTTGATAATGCAGAAAACCTCAATGAGCAGTTTTTTAAGCAGATTGAGGAGATAAAAAACCAAAGCCTCGCACAAGCCACCGATGAGCAAGGTAAATTCAGTCAGTCCCTATTCAACAAAACCAAATACGCACAAAAAATCATAGGTCGCTGGGCAGATGTATCCGAAGGGGTAATATTCACCGATTGGGAAGAGGGCGAGTTTGATACCTCACTTCCTTATGGTTACGGACAAGATTACGGATTCAGTATTGACCCTGATACCCTCATCAAGGTAGCAGTCGATAAAAGAAGAAAGATTATATACATAGACGAAAAATACTATAACAACAAGCAGTTATCCTCTGACGGACTATATCAACTCAACAGCAACCTAATAGACAACCCCGATGACCTTATCGTTGCTGATAGTGCCGAACCTCGCCTGATTGCTGACCTAAGAGATAAAGGGCTAAATATAGAACCTTGCGAAAAAGGAGCAGGAAGCGTATCGGCTGGTATTACTACTATGCTCAATTATAAGTTAGTAGTAACGCCTCACAGCTTCAATGTGAAGAAAGAGCTGAAAAATTACGCTTGGAACGACAAAAAAGCAGGTATCCCCATAGATAACTACAACCACGCCATAGATGCTATTCGCTATATCACTATGAAGCTGCTAAGTGGTACGAATAACAACTTATATCAACTCGCCTCAATGATTTAGCGGAGAGCCTCCGCAGGCAACTCAAAATTAAAAACTCAGAGACAATGACACAAGAAGATTTTAAAAAAGGCATTACCACCATAGACATCGCCCCTTACCAACGGCAATATGAGGTAAAAAAGCACGATATACTCATCAATAAGCACCGCTACCCCGACCCTGAAATAATGATACCCCTGACTGACGAAGTGGGTAATCCTCTTTTAGATAGTCAGAACAAACCACGATTTGAAAAGCGCACCCGCTCCCTCAATCGCATAGGCTTGCCCTACCAAAAGCGCATTGTCGAAATCGCTACAATGTTTCAAACCGCCATACCCTACAAGTACACCGCTGAAGACAGCAAGCTATTTGCCGCCTTTCAAGAAGTCATCAAAGCAAACAAAATGAACTTTTCCGACAGCAAGCTATGTACAGAGGTAAAGCGTTACACCCAAGTAGCCGAATTGTGGTACTTAGAAGAGCAGCCCAACGAGCAATATGGGGTATCTTCTCAATTCCTATTGCGCCACAAGGTGCTATCACCTGAAAAGTACAAGCTATATCCACGCTTTGACGATAACGATAACCTTATATCATTTGCCGTAGAAAGCACTACCAAAGACAATAAGAAGACCATTCTACAAGCATTTACCAATGAGGAAGTATATACTTTCACTACTGAAAACGGAGTTACCACAACAGAAGTAAAGCCTAATATCATCGGCAAAATACCCGTAGTGCTATACCAGCAAGACAAACCCGAATGGGAAGCCGTGCAGCACCTCATCGAAATAGCCGAAGAGCAACGTACCTATTTCTCCGAAAGCAACAAAAAATTCGGCGAACCTATCCTGATGATAGCAGGTAAAGTAGAAGGCAAAATGGGAGGTAACAATATGGGCGGTAAAGTATTCGAGGTAACAGATGGAGGTAACGTGCAATTCGTAGTACCACCCAATGCCAATGAGAATTTCGACAAAGAAATGACAATGAACCGCCGTGATATACACGAGTTTACCCACACCCCCGACCTTTCCGATGAGTTCTATGCAGGTAAAGGGAATATGCTCTCAGGTGTAGGTCGCAAACTCGCTTGGTTACCCGCACACCTCAAGGTAAAGGACAATGAAGCTATATTTATACCCGCCCTACAAAGGCGTATCAATATCATTTTAGCTTTCCTTTCTAAGATGTATTTACCCTTCGAGAAAGAACTAAAAGATATAGACATTACCCCTATCATCACCCCGTTTGATATTGATGATGATACCGAAATGATACATACCCTTATGGAAGCCAATGGAGGCAAAGCGCTACTATCGCAACGTGATAGTATGCAGCGTTTCGGCATTACCGACCCTGAAGCCCAATTAAAACAAATCAAAGACGAGGAGAACAGCAACCTCAATGAAGCAAGTATCTAATGAATTACGATGAGCAACATAGAAAGCACCTAATAGCATACCTACAGCAGGTAGAACAATTGTTTTATCAGCTCGTAGGTACAGCCGTATTTATAGCCCTCAAAACCGATTATAAAGAACTCATCGCAAGCACTCTATTTGCCTTTGCAGCCACCAAAAAGGGGAAATCCTTTGAAAAGGAATTAGCTAATTTCAGCAACCAATTAGACCAAATCATAAAGCAAGGCATTACCAATGAATGGGCGTTTGCTAACCTCAAACAGGACCACCTACTAAGAGAAGGATTAACCAAGTATCAGAACTTAGAAGCCCTCGAAACATTCAAAACGCGTAAGATTAAAGATTTTACCATTTCCGACCGTGTATGGGACATTGCTAAAAAAGCACAAACCGAAATAGAACTCGCCTTATCTGTATCCTTAGAAGAGGGCAAAAGCGCGGTACAGCTAAGTCGTGAAGTGCGTAACCTACTAAACAACCCTACCGCCCTATTCCGAAGGGTCAGAGACCAATATGGAAACCTTGTACTAAGTAAGAACGCTCAAAACTATCACCCTGGGCAAGGAGTGTACCGAAGTGCCTACAAAAACGCCTTGCGACTTACCAGCAACGAAATCAATGTAGCCTATAAGTCCGCCGATTGGTTGCGCATACAGCAAAACCCCGATATTGTAGGCTTTGAGGTACGCCTATCACCACAGCACAAAGTCTATGATATGTGCGATGAGCTCAAAGGCAAATACCCCAAAACATTCCACTTTCACGGCTGGCACGTAGGCTGCAAGTGCCATATCATCACCCTGCTAAAAACCGATGAAGAGATTATCAAGGAACTCAAAGCCGATGAAACTTTGCCCCCTGAAAGTTCGTCTAATTATGTAGCCGAAGTACCCAATAACTATAAGCAATGGGTAACCGACAACAAAGACCGCTTCAAGAATTGGAAAACAAAGCCCTATTTTATTGAGGCTAATAAAACATCAGCAGAAAATACAAATAAGATACAAGAAAGACTAAAAGACTTTCAGCAGCTTTCAAAAAATCCAAACTATACAGATGTGAAATTTAATAAAGAAACAGGAGGTCTTAAAGCCTCACACCGATTACATAGTTTTGACCCTAACAAAGGACACTATGAAAAAGAAGCAAGAGACATTTTATTTAACAACGGACATAAGATTATTTTAGAAAAAGAACTTCCTGATAAAGGAGAAAAAGTTATTGACGGAATGAAGCATATTGATGGTTATCTTAACAATTCTCCTTGCGATATAAGTACTATATTAGGAAACGGAAAAAATACTATAAAAAAAGCATTACAACATTCAGAAATTAAAGAAGCTAAAACAGCTATATTATATTTTCCAAACGAAAACTCATATAGCAAAGAAAGAATGTTCAAAGGATTAGAAATGTTTAGAGCTTATAGCAAACATATTTTTGAAAATATAGTAATTATAGCCGATAATGAAGTGATTTTATATAAGTAAAAGGTTAGCTCAACCATAGCTAACCTTTTATTTAGAGCACGCCCTTCTATTTCAAAGTTCCACAGTGGGCGGGTTATAATAAGGTTGTCCCTACCCTCTGACTCTCTATTTCAATGCAAAGATACAACAATATTTCTAAATAACAACAAAAATATGAAAATAAATAACATCAACATACAAACCACCTACCATACCCACTTATTAGACACTAACTACAAAGACCTTCTTTGCTACCCCCCGCTTAAAAAACTACCCTCAAACGAATGGGCAGAGTACTATGGCAAAGAGTACGACACCACCACCCCCGTACTCGATACCCAGCAGTACACCCTCACCTTCATCAGCAAGGCAACCCATTACGCACCCTTCATCACCTTCCTAACAGCACAAACCTATAACGATTTTCATTTTGAAGAGTTAGGCAAAACTTTTCGCTTGCGCTTCGTATCCGCTCAAAAAGCCAAAACCGAACAAGGCTACATCACTACCGATATTACCCTTGCCAACGACACCCCCCTACAAGGCTACACCTACACCGCCCCCAATGCCTCGCTACCCCTTTCAGGCTTCACCATAGACGGTACAGACCTGTCCAAATATGGCATTTATATACTTGAAGAAACCCAAAACACCCTCCTGCCTACCTACGAAGTAAAAGAGCACCTCACCACCACCAGCAATACCCTTGCAGGCGTACAATACGCCCAGCACGCTAACGCATTCAAAGAACGCACTCTTACCTTGCATTGCTATATCAGCCAGACTCTCACCTCCTTTTGGCAACTCTACGAGGCACTGCTATACCAACTCACCAAGCAAGGCGAACGAGTGATAAAATACCCTACATTCCAACCGCAAAACGCTATCTACCAAAAAGCAAGCGTCAAGAACGCGCTGCTTATCGGGAATATCCTCAAGGTAGAATTTACCCTTACCCTCACCCTTGTATAAAAATGTCAAATAATTGTCAAACCTCCTTGCTAATATCCTATCAATACTAACGTACCTTTGCCTCACTTGTAATTCAGAGTTATGCAAATCAATTTTAATACAAACCGCCTTGATATACTTCCTACTGATGAAAGTTACCGTTATCGCTCTATAATGGGCGAACACACCCTTACCCTATACTTTTCATTACCCACTTACACCGAAATCCCCACAGGAGCGTGGTGCGAGTTTCAAGGAGAACGTTATACCCTCAATCAACCCGCCAAGGTAGTTAAACATAACACTCACCACTTCGAGTACACCCTCACTATGGACAGCGAGGGCGCAAACCTCAAAAACTACAAATTTCGTAACCCCAACGATAAAACCCTCAAATTCCCCTTCACAGCTTCACCGCGCTACCATATTCAGATATTGGTAGATTGTCTCAATAGTTCCCCCTCCTTTGGAGGGGGCAGGGGGGAGGATTGGCTGGTAGGAACTACTATCGAAGCCCCCGAAAAACTCATCTCCTACAACCACAACAACTGCCTCGAAGCCTTAGATATGATAGCCAAAGCCTTTGAAACTGAATACGAAATCATAGGCAAAACCATACACCTTCACAAGGTAGAATACTTCAAAGACAATCCCCTACCACTACAATACGGCAAGGGCAAAGGTTTCAAAACGGGTGTAAGTCGAACCACCGAACAAAGCCGTATTACTCGCCTATATGTACAAGGGGGCGACCGTAATATTGACCGCTCCAAGTACGGCAATAAAGAACTATTACTACCCAAATCACAAGAGTACACCTATGAAGGCGTAACCTTCGTTTCAGACGACAAGGGGCTATCTATAACCATTAAGAACCCCAAAAACCCCTCCTTTGGAGGGGCAGGGGGAGGAATCAACGAGCAGAGCCTTGATTTATCGCATATATATCCTAAGCGAAAAGGTACGGTGTCAGCTGTTTTTGAGGTCGATAAAGCCAAACATTTCTACGACTTCACCGATACCACCATACCCCAAGCCCACAACTTTTCAGACCTCCAAATCAAAGGCGAAAAGATGGTGATATACTTTGAAAGTGGTATGCTTTCAGGGCGTGAGTTTGAAGTACAGAAATATGACCATACCCAAAAACGCTTTCAACTTGTTCCCAAGGAAGAAGACGGCACAACAATGCCCAACGATATATTCAAGCCAGCCATAGGCGATGAGTATTCCGTCTATAATATGCAAATGCCTAATGCCTATATTTGCGACAACGCCACCCAATCAGGAGCAAGCTGGGAGATGATGAAAGAAGCCTGCAAATACCTATACGAAAACCGCGCCGACCACTTCACCTTCACCGGCGATTTAGACGGCATTTGGGCAAAAAAACATTGGGTAAATGTAGGTGGACGGCTTAAAATGGGGGCTTATATTAACTTTTCAGACACCGAGTTTCAGCGCACCCCCGTAGCTATTCGCATCGTGGGGCTCAAAGAGTATGTCAATAACCCATACAGCCCACAAATAGAGCTATCCAACAAAGTACAAGGGCAGTCCTTCGCTTCTGAAATACGCAAACTCCAAAACCAAGAAGTATATTTTGGAGAACTCAACAAAAAAGCAATATCAGAGACCAAACGCAGCTGGCGCAACGCCTTAGAGACCATCAAGCAGGTAGAAGAAGCCTTTCCCGAATACACCAAGAGCATCATTCCTGCCACCGTACAGACGATGATGGCATTAGTAGGCAATAAGTCAGGGCAATTTGTCTTTGTCAGCAGCAAGACCCACCCTATCACCGTGCCCCACAGCCTCTATTTTGATAAAGCAACCAAGCAACTCAACGCAGGCAGCGGTTGGATAAAGCACTACGCATTAGGTACTACCGACATTAAGCCCAATTATTCAGCAGCGGACTATAAATATTGGTACGCACCTGCTTTCGTGTCAGGTAGATTGGGCGATAAGGGTAAAACCTATTACCTATACATCAAAGCAAGCAAAGTCGTAGAGACAGCCCAGTTTGTCCTATCCGAAACCAAGATAGACATCGAGCAAGAAGCCGGCTATTACCATTTCCTATACGCCACCGTCAATTCCGAGTACAATGGCGATCGCGGCATAGCCCAGCTCAACGGCTTTACCGAAATCACCGGTGGACAAATCAAAACCGATAAAATAACATCAGGCAACGGCGAGCAGTATATCCAACTCTTAGACAAAGAAATCAGGATAAAAGCCAACCTACAAATCACAGACGGCAACAAAACCGAAATAAAACAACTCGTTAATCCTGACTTGCTTTTATTGGAGAACAAATTAAAGCTGTACAGCAATCAGCAAGTACAAACCGAACAACAAGCCCGCACACAGGCTATCGCTACTGCAAAAACCGCTACTGAAGCATACGCACGTGCCCAATCCGAACTCACCAAAACACAAGCCATAACCGAAGCCAATAAGCAAGCAGGCATAGCCATAACAGCCGAGCAGCAAGCACGCATTTTACAACTCCAACAAAACCTACAACAAGCTAAAACCTTTGCCGAACAAAAGGTAAATGGTTTGCAGGTGGGAGGAAGGAATTACATATTAAAGTCTAATGATTTTATTACCAATGGATATAAGTTTTTTAACATATCTTCTACTTTTATTAATGAAGTTATTAAAAATGATAGTATTACAATATCTGTTGATGTAATGTTTGAAAAATTAAAAACAAAAGGGAGAATAGTTGCAGAATTCAATATTAACTATGAAGACGGTAAAAATCAATACTTTAATCTAATTAAATGGGTTGATATAGATGCTTATATTGGAACATCTTTTTCTGAAAGAATAATTAATGTTATACAAAATCTTCATAAAGGAAAGAAGATAAAAAAAATATCACAATTGGGATTACACATACAATGTACAGCAGAAAGTATTAAAATTTCCAATCCAAAATTAGAAATAGGCAATAAATCCACCGACTGGTCACCCGCCCCTGAAGACATTGAAAATAAAGTTGCAGACATTCAAACAGACCTACAAAACGCTATCAACAACGCCAATGCACTCATTGCAGCCGAAAAAAGAAATATTGAAAACTCAAACGCTCGTATCCAAAACCTTGAAAACAAAACACAAATATTCAGCGATACACAAATAGACGGTAATGTGGTAGCTACGGGTACGCTTATAGTAGGAAATACACAAGGAACAAAAGCAGGTATTACTGGTACGGGAATGACTAATGATAGCATACGCATTTGGGCAGGAGAACCCGATAAAACAAAACCTATAGAAACCCCCAAAGAAGCTGAAGATAGACGCCGTCAGTCTGCTTTTTTAGTACTCCAAGACGGCACCCTACACGCTACCAATGCCAATATATCAGGACACGTAGAGGCTACCAGCGGACAAATAGGAAATTTTCATATAAAAAGTGCAAGTGAAACAAAATTAGAAGCCGACGGACTCAAAATAGCATCTGATGGAATAATAAAAGCATTAGGATTTGGAGAAAATAGTCGCACAACACAAGTGCTAATAAATGACCCCGATGTGTTTAAAACATTTGATAAGTCTGCTGTAGATGTATTTTCGTCAGGGTTTGGTATCACTACCCATTCAGCTATGAAATTAGAGAGTAGAGGAGGCGAAAAAAGTACAGCTCTTATACTAAAATCTATGAACGGAGAAGAAAATATAGCCCTCAATATTGAAGAAGGCGATATAATAGTTAAAGGGCGAAAAGGATATACCAACACACACGAAATTAGTAACCACAGAATAACCATAATCAATGGTATAATAACCAATATAGAATATATAGGATAATAATTCAAAACTTAAAAAAAACAATTCAATATTATGCAAATCATTCAACAAACAACCCGTACTACAGCACAAGAAACTGTGCAAGGTGTTACTATCACCTATTTTTACGAAAACGAAAAAGACACTACCCCTACAGCAGTCGCTTTTTCAGCAACTCGTGC